GATCCAAGGGTAAATGTAGAACAGATTTTAGTAGATACTTACGAGTCAGGAATAACTGTAGACTGTACTATTTCATATTTGCCATACAATATTTCAGAACAACTTTTATTCCGTTTTGATCAGGCTGCTGGCCTTAAATAATAAAGTTAGCACTTTATCATATCAGATAAATATCTAATATAAACGAGGAAACGGAATATGTCTTCAACTGACAGACAATCAAGACTTTTAGTAACAGAAGATTGGAAAGCAATTTACCAATCTTTCCGTAACGCTGATTTCCAGAGTTACGATTTTGACAACCTTCGTCGCACGATGATTAACTATCTGCGTCAAAACTATCCAGAAGATTTTAACGATTACATTGAGTCAAGTGAATATCTTGCACTAATTGATATGATTGCTTTCCTCGGGCAAAACTTATCATTCCGTATTGATTTAAACGCTAGAGAAAACTTCCTCGAAACAGCAGAACGTAGAGAAAGTATACTACGTCTTGCACGTTTGTTGTCTTATAATGTAACACGTAACCAAGCAGCAAACGGTTTACTAAAAGTTGATACAGTTAAAACTACTGAAACTGTAATTGATAGTACTGGTTTAAATTTAGCAGGTTTAACAATTTTATGGAATGATAGATCAAACACTAACTATCTTGAACAATTTATTAAAATTATGAATGCTGCACTTCCTGTAAATGGAACATTTGGCCGCCCGGTTAACTCAGAAGTAATTTCTGGTGTTTCTACAGAAGTATACCGTTTTAATGCAACTAATACTGATGTACCTATATTTCCTTTTACAAGAAATGTAGAAGGTGTAAGCACACGTTTTGAAGTTACTAGTTCAAATATTGAAAATGGAAATATCGTCGAAGAGCCGCCATTGCCTGGTAATAATCCTACTATACTTTACAGAGACAACGGTCAAGGAGCAGGTTCATCTAATAGCGGATTTTTTATGCATTTCCGTCAAGGACGTTTAGATACCGGAACATTTGGAATAGACAATCCAACACCAAACCAAACAGTAGCAATTGATTCAATAAACATTAACAATTCAGATGTTTGGCTTTATAGTGTAGATTCAAATGGTTTTGAAAATGCACTTTGGAATAAACTAGAAGCAGTCGAAGGTAATAACATTATCTATAATAGTTTGTTTAAGGGTGTAAGAAATGTTTATGCTGTAACATCTAGAATTGAAGACAGAATTAATCTTGTATTCAGCGACGGTATCTTTGGCAACTTACCGTCTGGTAACTTTAAAATATATTATAGAACTAGTGCAAATAGAAACATTATTATTAATCCTAGTTCATTAACTAACATTTCTATTGAAATACCTTATATTAGTAAAAATAATACAGCAGAAGTTCTTACAATTGGATTAAGTTTAAAACAAACTGTAAGTAATGGAACAACTACTGAATCTGATATAGACGTTAAACAAAATGCACCTGCAACATATTATACTCAAAATAGATTAATAACAGCAGAAGATTATAATATTGGTCCTTTAGGTATTAGTCAAGATATCATTAAAACAAAATCTGTCAATAGAATTGCAAGCGGAATTAGTAGATACTATGATCTTAAAGATCCTAGCGGAAAATATTCTAACACAAGTTTGTTTGCTGATGACGGAATTGTATATAAAGAAGAATATACAAATAAAACAAGTTTTAGTTTTGTAACACAAAGTGATATTGAAGGAGCAATTTACAATATAATTGAACCGTTACTTTCAAATACAGATACAATGAATTTTTACTTGTCAAAATACAATAAAGTAATTGTTGAAGATTTAGGAGCAGCGTGGAATTTAACAACATCTGCTACAAATAGAACAACTGGATTTTTCCACAATGAAGGTATTAAATTTACGTTAGGCTCTTATACTGCAAATAGTTTAAGATTTTTTGAACCAGGTACATTGTGTAAATTTATTGCACCTGTTGACTCATCAGGAAATGTACAATATTTTAAAGAAGACGGCTCATTAACAACTGATGCATCTTTGCTAGGTATTAGTACATATAAATGGTCTAAAGTAATAAGTGTATACAGTGACGGAACAACTTTAGAAAACAATGGTTCGGGCCCAGTAGTGTTTAATGATTATATTCCTGAAGGTGCTATATTATCATCACTAATACCGAAACTATCAAGAATTTTAATAGACGATATTAAAGCACAAATTATTGATAGAACATTTGCATACAAAGATTATGCTTTACGATATGATCAGTCAGACAGACAGTGGAAGTTAATAACAGCAGAAAATATTAACACAAATAATGATTTTAGTGTAGGTAAGGCAGGCGATACAAATGGACAAAATTTAGATTCAAGTTGGTTGCTTTATTTTAAAACCAATGGAGATACTTACACTATTACTTACAGAGGTTTAAGATACATATTTGAAAGTAAAGATGAAATAAGATTTTTCTTTGATAGTGCTGACAAAATTTATGATCCAAAATCTGGTCAACTTATTAAAGACAAAATTGAAGTATTAAATATTAACAGAGCACCAGATAGTCTTAACCCATTTACTCAAGATTATAAATGGTCTATAACAGATGCTTATAGAGATGCAGATGGTTATGTTGACACTAGAAAAATACAAGTTAAGTTCTTTGATCAAGACGATGACGGTATAATTGATAATCCTGATCTATTTGATGACATAGTAGCTCCAACAGTTAGTCCTAATAGTAAAATAATCTTCCAACAAAGATATACAACTTCAGACGGTGTTGAAGATTACAAATATTTTGATAATTCTAATAACGAAATTATTATCAAACAAAATGAATCAACTATAGGTTCTTGGACGTTATATGATAATAATAATCAAGTATTTTATCTAGTTGATGAAGCAGTATTTAAACAAATAGACAAAGTTAATAATAGTATAGACATTACAAGCGAATATAAAGCGTTTACTGGACGTAGTGGATTAAAATTTCATTATGTGCATGTTGCCGATAGTAATTACAGAATTGATCCAGGATCTTCAAATATTATTGATGTATACCTGTTAACTAAGAATTATGATACACAATATAGAAAATATTTAAACGGCACAATACCTACAAAACCATTACCTCCTAGCAGTGATCAATTGTATAGAAGTTACGGAAGTGATATTGCGAAAATCAAATCAATTAGTGATGAAGTAATTTATCATCCAGTTAAGTATAAAATGCTGTTTGGAAGTAAAGCTAGAGAAGATTTACAAGTTACATTTAAAATAGTAAAAAATCCAGGACTAACTATTAATAACAATGAATTAAAAGCAAACGTTATCGATTCAGTTAATAGATTTTTTAGTATTGAATATTGGAATTTTGGAGATACATTTTATTTCCAAGAACTTAGTGCGTATGTAATGAATAGCTTATCACCAGAACTAGTCAGCATAGTAATTGTTCCAAAACAAACAAGTCAAACTTTTGGTAGTTTGTTTGAAATAAAATCAGAATCTGATGAAATATTCATCAACGCTGCAACTGTAGCAGACGTTGAAATAGTTGACGAAATCACAGCATCAAACTTACAGTCAAGCGGTACTGTAATTACAAGCGTATCAAGCAGTACTAGTGGAGTACAAAGTTCTAGCGGAGGTTCATACTAACAATGTCTCAAATAAATCAAACAGAATCAGCTCTACCAACTCCAGGAAATAATAAAAGAGCTTCTTCAGATTTGTTACCTCGTTTCTTTAGAACAGAAGCAAATAAAAAATTCTTACAATCTACATTAGATCAATTAGTACAACCTGGTGTAGCTGAAAAAATTAATAGCTTCTTTGGCAGGACTATTGCTAAGGCTTATAAAGTGGGCGACACTTATGTAAATGATGTTACAGATCAGCGACAAGCATACCAGTTTGAACCTGCTGTTGTAATTAAAGATGACTTAGACAATGTAACGTTTTATAAAGATTACAATGATTATATTAATCAGCTCACAAATTTTGGTGCTAATACAGAAGATCACAGTAAAATAAACAATCAAATTTCGTATCCATGGAACCCTCATATTGATTGGGACAAGTTTGCTAATTTCCGTGAATACTATTGGATGCCCACTGGTCCTTTAAGTGTTCCTGTTAGAGGCCAAGGAAGAGAAGTTGTTAGTACATATACAGTAACTTTGGTAGATAATGGAGACAATGTTTCTTATCTATTTACACCTGATGGAAAAACAGCAAACCCAACACTAAAACTTTATAGAGGCCAAACATATCGTTTTGAAATTGACACTCCTGAACACCCTATGGCGTTTGCAATTTCGAGATCGTTTACGCCAGGAAATGCAATAATTGTTGCAGGGTCTGAAGGTGTAAAGGCCCCGGGTTTATTTGATGCACAACTTTACGGCAACGACTACGATACAGGTGAGTACATTGTACTACCTAGCAGCGGCAGCGTAACATTTGATGAAGATGAAAATGTTTCAACTCTTTATCCTGATGGAATTAGAAAATTAGGCGAAGCAGGAGAAGAAGTTGCAAACGTTTATATTGAAAAAGGTGTAATTGAATTTACTATTCCAGTAAATGCACCTAACAATTTATTCTATATTAGTCGCAACGATGTTGATGTTAGCGGCAGAGTAAAAATATATGATATTGAAGAAAATACTTTCTTAGATGTAGAATCAGATATTATTGGCAAGAAAACATACAAAAGTGCAAACGGAGTACAACTTTCAAATGGAATGAAAGTTGAGTTCCAAGGAAATACTGCACCGGCAAAATACGAAAATGGATACTATTATGTTGAAGGTGTTGGAACAGAAATTCAACTTATTAACGAAAACGACTTAGTAATTCCTGCCACATATACTGATCCTAATTTAGTACCTTATGGAAATAATGAATACGATGTACTACCTTTTGAAAATGCTAGTGCATATCCTGGAACTAGAGATTACATTGTTATTAACAGAGCAAGTCAAGATAGAAATCCTTGGACTAGATATAATAGATGGTTTCATAGAGACATAATTGAATATGCATTAAAAGTTAACAATCAACCTGTTGCAGTTGATGAAAATCACCGTGCAAGAAGACCTATTATTGAATTTGAAGCAGGGTTAAAGTTATATAACTATGGTACAGGGTCAAAACAAGATGTAGATCTTATTGACACTTCTACTAAAGATGTTTTTAGTACAATTGAAGGAGCATTAGGTTATAATGTTGACGGTGTAGAACTTGCTCAAGGTATGAGAGTACTATTTACTGCTGACACAGATATATTAGTTAAAGGAAAAATTTATACTGTAAAACGTATAACTATTGGCAACGATTCATTACTAAGTTTAATAGAAACAGCCGACACAGATCCAATTGAAAATGAGGTTGTATTTGTTAAACAAGGTTCTAATTATTCTGGAAAAACTTTCCATTATACAGGTAGTGAATGGAAACTTTCGCAAATAAAAACTAAAACAAATCAGCCACCTATGTTTGATTTGTGCTGTCCTCAAGGAAACGAATATGCTGATCCTACAATATTCGATAGTACTACATTTAGCGGAACTAAGATTTTTTCTTATAAAGAAGGATCAGGTGTTTCTGATACAGAATTAGGATTCCCATTAACTTATAGAAATTTAGAAAATAGTGGTGATATTGTATTTGAATTTAATCTACTAACAGATAAATTTATAATCCAGCAAGATGATGACACAATTGAAATTAGTACTGATACATCAAATTTAAGAAAATATTCTGATCTTAATACATACACTTGGGTTAACGGTTGGTCAAGTATTCCTGTTGAAACTACTCAAAAGGTTTTACGCCAGTATGTTTCAACAGCAGAAATTAATAACAATTTTGAAATTGATGTATATGAAAACGCAGGTGAATTAATTGATTTAAAAACATCGGTTTTTCTAAACGGTAAATTCCAAATTAGCAATATTGATTATGAAATTAATAGAATAAACAAACGTGCGTTTATAACATTTAATAATGATACCGAAATTGATGATATAGTTATTATAAAGACAACTAGTAGTCAGCCTAAAAATGTAAATGGACATTATGAAATTCCAATAAACCATGAACGCAATCCTCTTAATGAAGAAATTACTGAATTTACATTAGGTAGTGTTATTGATCATGTTAATACTATGATAGAAGATATTCCAGGATTTAATGGAATACATCCCGGTGTTAGTAATATTAGAGATTTAGGAAATGTAGGAATATTTGGTAAACGTTTTGTAAAACACAGCGGCCCAAATAATTTACCTCTTTATCATGTTACAAATAAAGAGTATAACATTGTTAAGGCAATCGAAAATAGTAAAAATGAATATTCGAGATTTAAAAGAGTATTTGTAGAAACTGCAACTAATTTAGGATTTGATGGTCCTACTAGGATTCATGTTGATAATATATTAAAACAAATTAATAAAGATAAAATTAAAACACAACCATTTTATTTTTCTGATATGCTTCCAATTGGAAATTTAAAAAATAGAATTGAATATGAAGTTTTAGATCCTAGAACAAAATATTATGCATTATCAGAAAAATTTACATTAACTGAACTTACAGCTCAAAGTGTTTTAATTTACTTAAACGGTAAACAATTATTAAACGAAATTGATTATACGTTTGATAATGGTGGATTTGTAATAATCGAAAGCTACCAGAAAGAAGGTGATATAATTGAAATTTATGAATATAGCAACACTGATGGTAGTTATATTCCACCTACTCCAACCAAACTAGGGTTGTATCCTAAATTTCAACCACAGATAGTTATTAATGATACTTTTATATCAACAGATGCTAATACAACATCTAGCCCTTTTAAAGTATATGGAGAAATTGATACTTTTAGTGATCAAGTTGGAAAGTCTGGTTGGTTTTATCCGTTATATAACAATAAAAAACAAGCAGAAAACGCTGATACAAATTCTTTAAGTATTAAAATACAATTTAAAGGATTGAATAAGATTTTTTATGCCCCTGTAACTGGAACTACTCTAGGCGGGCAAGATACTTTTGATTATGAAGAACATGTTCCTGGTATAGCAATGATACAAGGGCATGATGGAAGTTTAGTTAAAGCATGGAAAGATTATAGAGATAACTTGCTTTTAGAATTTGAAAGCAGGATATTTAACAACATTAAATCTAAATATGACAAATCTTATCTTGATATTGATAATTTTGTTCCAAGCAAATTTAGAAAAACAGATTATACAAGAACACAAATTAATAACACACTATTAAAAGATTTTATTCAGTGGTTAAAACTAGTTGACAATGACTACACTTTAAATAATTTTTATGATAGAACTAATCCGTTTACATTTAACTATGCTAAAATGAACAGCGTAGTAGACGGTGAATATCTACCAGGATTTTGGCGAGGAGTTTATAAAGAAGTTTACGATACAGATCGTCCACACACACATCCTTGGGAAATGTTAGGCTTTAGTATTAAACCTAGTTGGTGGAATGAAGTATATGGTCCTGCTCCTTACACAGGTAATAACCTTAACATGTGGAGCGATTTAGAAAATGGATATGTTAAAGAACCTGGCAAACAAATAAGAGTATTAAACAACTATATTAGACCTGGGTTAGCTAACTTTGTTCCTGTAGACGGTCAAGGTAATTTAAAGCATCCTATTGAATCAAACTACGCACAAAACCCATTTTTTAGAAATACTCCTGCAGGGTTTGTATTTGGTGATTATAGTCCTGTAGAAAGTGCTTGGAGGAAAAGTTCTGAATACCCATTTGCATTATTGAGAGCATGGTTACTAAACAAACCTGCAAAAGTTATGGGTTTAGGATTTGATAAATCTAGGATTACAAAGAATTTAGCAGGGCAGTATGTTTATTCTACTACAGCTAAAAATATAAAACTAGATCAACTACGTATGCCTAATACTGTTGAAGATTCTTCTCGTATTATTACTTCTGGATTAGTAAATTTTGTATACAACTTAGTAGCAAGTAATCAACTTAACGTTTATAATGATTATAGAGAAAATTTAAAATCTATTACTAATCAATTAGGTATAAAAATTGGAGGATTTAGTGATAAGACTAAATTCAAACTAATTTTAGATAGTAGAACTCCACTAACGACTCAAGAAAACAATATATACGTTCCAGAAGAAAACTATAAGCTATTTTTAAATACTAGTTCTCCTGTTAAAACATTAGTATATAGTGGTGTTATTGTTGAAAAACAACCTAGCGGGTTTGTTATTAGAGGTTATAATGAAGCAACTCCGTACTTTGAATATTTTGAAACAAAATCAACTTCATCTGATGTTGCTATAACTGTCGGAGGCATTTCTGAAAGTACAGTAACATGGCAAGAAGATAAAGATTATTTTAAAGGTCAAGTAGTAGAAAATAATTTCAAATACTATAGAGTTATTAAAAACTTTACTAGCGGAACTAGTTTTGAAACAGATAATTTAGCTATATTGCCTGAGCTACCAATTGTAGGTGGCAAGAGAGCCATTTTTAGACGTAATTTTTTAAAATCTAGTATTAAAAAATTACCATACGGCACTTCGTTAAAAAATTCTCAAGCTGTTGTAGACTTCTTACTAGGACATGAAGAATTTTTAAAATCGCAAGGTTTACAATTTGATTTCTTTAATACAGAAACTAACTATGTAGAAAATTGGGATCATGCTGCTAGAGAATTTTTATTCTGGACTACACAAGGATGGTCAGCCGGAACAACAATATCATTAAGTCCTGCATCAAAACAATTATTTTTACAGTCAAAATATAGCGTAGTTGATGATATATTTGATGAGTTTTATTCTTATGATTTATTTAAATCTGATGGAAGAGTTTTGCCAAAGGAAAATATATCTATTTTTAGAGAAGATAATAGTTTTAACTTAACATCAGTTAATTCGGATGATGGCATATACAACTTGTCAATGCCGCTAGTACAGAAAGAACATGTGTTATTAATTGATAATAAAACAGTATTTAATGATTTAATTTATGATCCTTCGACTGGATATAGACAAGAACGTATTAAGGTTTTAGGCTACCGCTCAGACAATTGGAATGGCGGATTAAACATTCCTGGTTTTGTTTATGATTCAGCTTTAATTACAGAATGGGAATCATGGAAAGATTACAACATCGGTGATCTTGTTAAACATAAACAATTTTATTATGTAGCAACATACAAAGTTCCTGGTTCTGAAGAATTTGTTAGTACATACTGGTATAGACTTTCTGAAAAACCTGAACCAAAACTACTTACTAACTTTGACTATAGAATTAATCAGTTTGCTGATTTTTATGATTTAGATAGCGATAATTTTGATGCTGAACAACAGCGTATGGCTCAGCATTTAATAGGTTATCAAAAGCGCAATTACCTTGCTAATATTATTACAGATGATGTAAGCCAATATAAGTTTTATCAAGGATTTATACAGGACAAAGGTACTAAAAATGCTATTACTAAATTATTTGATCCATTAAGCAGTGCAAATAAAGACAGTATTGAATTTTATGAAGATTGGGCAATTCAAGTCGGACGTTATGGCGCAACAAACGATATTGAACAAGTTGAATACATAATTAAAGAAGATGATATTAAAGAATCTCCACAATGTGTCGAACTTGTTAATACTATTCCTAAAGAATCGTTTGATAAAATATTTAGAATTAAGCCTGATGAAGTTTATGATAAACCAGAAGGTTACGATCATAAACCTTTCCCAACAACTAAACTTAAAGAATACGTTGTAAGTGGCGGATATGTACATGATGACGATGTTGAATATAAAGCAGGATCAATTGAAGATTTAAATAGCGGAGATATAAATCAACTTTCAATTGGAGAATACATTTGGTTGGCTAGAACTGTTACCGACGATTGGAAAGTTTATCAAATTTCAAACAGTATTGCAAATGTTACTACATTAACTGATAATGAAACAACATCACCGGGAGGAAAATCATTATTTACACTAACACTTGATAAATGGGCTGCTCCTATTTTAAACATAGGAGATATTGTTGCAGTTAAAGGCGCACAAGATTTTGCACTAAATGGTATGTACAAAATTTATAATATAAGCGGTGCAACAATACAAATTGAATTGCCTGTTAACAACGAAGCAATTGAGTTTGATCAAGAAAACTACGTATTAATTAAACTAAGAGAAGTTAGAGTAGAAACACTTGACGGTTTGAATACTATTGTACAAGAAAAAGTATATGACAATCAAACAGTTTGGGTAGATAATTATAATGAAGATTCTTGGGGAGTATTTAAAAATACTCCAGTATACTCTCAAAATTATGAATTCAATAATCCAGTTGAAATAAATGACGACTTGCATCGCTTTGGCGAAATAATGTCAGTTACTGATGATAACAACAATTTGTTTTTTGGTATTCCAGAAAAAGGAAATGGCGAAGTTTACCATTATAGACGTACTAGAGACGTTAATCCTTTTGTACAAGATCCTATAATTAGCATTCCGGAAGATTACTTTGAAATAGAGAATGCAAAATTTGGTAAAAGTGTTTCTGTTTCTAAAGATGGACAATACTTAGCAGTTAGCATACCAAATGCAAGTAATGTAAAAACTAAATTTAAAGGATTGTTTAATAGTTTTGGACCCAACGGTACCGAAGAAAATCCAGCATCTTACGTTAAAGGTGATATTGTAAAATATAGAGAAAGTTTGTGGAGAGCAAATAGAGAGATTTTACCACAAATAGGAAGCCAACCATTTTCGACTTTTGATACGTATACAAATATTGCTAGTGGAACTGATGCAGATTCTACAAGTATTAGATTATTAGTAGCAGGTAATTCAGGATTACCAGAAACTAGAGCCGATCATATACTTGTTAGAGCACCAAAAGATATGTACCTAGGTACAGCAGTTGGTGATAAAATAAAACTTTATTGGAACATAAGAAGTTATGCATATCCAACACTTGACAATTATTATCCATTTGATCAACAAATACCTGAAATTACAGTAAGTTATATTAACGATTTACATACAATACAGGAGAAGATAGATCATGTATTTAGATTACCTGCATATCTAGCACTTCCTCAAATAGGTGATTTGATCACAACCGATACAGGTTCAGGACAGGTTGCATATGTTGAATCAGATAGAGATTCTGGTGTGGTTTATATCAATAATGTTACTGGTGTGTTTGATATTTCGGGTGAACTTTTCTTAAACAATGAATTTATAAGTCTATATACCGAAGAAGATACTTATAATCTATCAGAAGATTTGGGCGGTTTCTGGAAAATTTCAGCACCTCTTCATTATAATGCTGGAGTAAATTATGATATAGGCCGAGGACTAGTGTATGTTGATGTATTGAGGGCAGACGAAACAAGGGATTCTTTCGAGTACTATAACGTACAAAGTACTGTAGGTGAAATTGGTTCTTATATTACAAACAATAATAGAGCAAGTTTTATAACGCATCTAAGTTATTTTGGTGACGCTGGCGGAATTGAACAACCATATCCTAGTAATAAATGGGTAGCTAGAGTATCTAGAGACTTTGATGATTTAATTGAATCAGGATTAACTAATATTGATTTTAATTTATATAATTTGGATAATAGAACAATTGATGTAGCTAGTTCTGGATTTACATATGAGCTTTTAAATAAAAATCAAACAATTATTGATTTATGGGATGGATATATTGACTTTGAATTTACAGAATTTGATTTCCAAGGAAATGTATTTGAGCCAGCAATTGGAGATATAATTGAAGATATTCAAACTCCATTTGACGAGTTTGGCGGCCTTGCTCAAACAAGTTATTCTACAAGTACTGCTGAAGTTGTATTTTATCAAAGAAATTTTAATACTGTAAGAGTTTACGTTAAAAATATAACAGGTAACTGGGTAGAACTTAATAATATTGGAAAAATTCAGTTACGTAGAAAATCAGGAGCAAATAATACTGTTAATCCTAGCATCCGTGGTAATAACGATGTTGACCGTACAATGGGAACTATTGAAAACTTTAATAATAGTGTGGTTCTCGATAATCGACCAACAAGCCCTGCTGGTAAATTAGCAGTATTTGAAGCAAGTTCATCTTTTGATTCTACAACTGTTTGGAATGAAGTTGTACCAATAGCAGACGAAGAGTACTGGTTCTTTAAAGAAGCAACAAATGTTCCAGGCGCTGCTAGAAGTGCAAATCCTCCAAACGCATTAAGTAAGGACTATACACAAGTATATCACATTCCGGGAGACACATATGGTGTAGCCAGCGGCTATAATAATGAAGGCGCTGTTGCAATTTATGTTAAAATATCAAATGGAACATATCAACTCACAAAGATATTAACTAGTGAATACACTACTAATAATAGACAGTTTGGGTCAAAAGTACAATTTGTTAAAAAAGACGGGTTGTACACTTTATTAATATCTAGTGAAGGAAATGGTACTAGAGAAGATCCTGGTTCTATTGAAATTTTTAAACACGGTTATACAGATGAAGAAGATTTTGCCGGAGATTGGAATTCTTTAAATGATTATAGTCAAAACAATATTGTAAAACATGTTAATGACTATTATGTTGCACTTAAAGATATAACAGCAGCAGATCAAACTACTAATTCTATATTTGATACTACTAAATGGATTAATATTAGTTGGAAATCAGGTAAAGATCAATATTACAGAGGAGAATATAATAATACGCAAGCATATGCTATTAATTCTGTAGTAAACATTGATGGTAGATTGTATAAAGCAAAGACTAACATTGCAGCAAATAGTACTTTAAGTTTAAATGACTGGACCCTCATTACATCTGAATTAGATTATTTAGGTTATTTGCCGAATTTAACTGGTAATGCGTTTTATGACGAGACAGTATATGATCCTGCAGACAATATTAGTAAATTTAGTCATACTTTTGATGTTAGTTTAGACGGATCTATACTAGTAGTAGTGAGTATTTTAGATGATACTGATAGTAGTTTTGCTGGTTCTACTAGAAAACAAGTTGTTATTTATAGACTTGACGGCGACAAATACTCTGTTAGCCAAATAATTGATGGCAGTGACAGTTTAACAGAATTTGCAGATAGTGTAAAAATCAATCCTCAAGGTACAGTAATTGCTATTAGTGAACCTTCAAACGACGATATTAAAATAAACCAAGGTCAAGTCCACATTTATAAACAAGTTAACGGAGCATTTGTGTTTTATCAAACATTAGAGTCTCCAAACAACGAAGAAAGCGAAAAATTTGGATCAAGTATAAGTTTTAGTTCTGATAACTTAGTTATTTCTAGTCTCAACGGAGATATGAAAATTCCAACAACATTTGATATAAGCTACGAAAATGAAACTACGTTTGATCTAGGCTTTACAGAATTTAGAAATATTATTAAAGACACTGGTGTTGTTTACGTCTATGAAAATATTGAAGATACATTAGTATTCTCAGAGTCTTTTAGATATCCTTCAGCAGAATTAATGTTTGGCGAAACATTGTTAGCAAATAATAATCATGTGTATGTAGGAATGCCAAGAAATCAAGTAACAGATTCTGTAGGTACAGTAGTAGATTACAGAAAAGGTAAAGGGTTACTTGCTTGGAATAGAATTAGAGAATTAGTGCCACCGGTTGATGTTTCAAGACTTAGGGGTGCATTCCTTTACAATAAAAGACAAAATCAAATTGTAACTTATTTGGATTACATTGATCCAATACAAGGCAAAATTGCGGGTCCCGCAGAACAAGAAATTACTCATAAAGTAGGATACGATCCTGCAAAATATAATATTAGTACATATACTGGTTTAGACACTGATGTATTTTGGGCTGAAGAGCATGTAGGTGAAGTTTGGTGGAATTTAAGTACTGCTCGTTTTGTATATCCCTACCAAGGAGACATACAGTATCAGAAAGCACATTGGAATGAGTTACAGCCAGGTGCAAGTATTGATGTATATGAATGGGTTGAAAGTAGTTTACTTCCTAGTCAGTGGGACGAAATAGCTGATACTGAAATAGGAATGAAAACCGGAGTAAGCGGAACAAGTGTTTATGGCGATGCACAATATTCTAGAAAGTTTACTTATGATGATATTTCTCAAACTTTTAATTCAAAATATTATTTCTGGGTTGAAAGAAAATTAACTATTCCAGATGTTGAAAATAGATCATTGAGTGTATATGATATTGCAAGATTAATTGCACAGCCTAGAGAACAAGGATATAGACACATTAGTTTTGCAGGCGATAATAGATTTATTTTAAACAATTGCGACAGTTTAATTTATAATGATGATATTGTTTTAAATGTTCGTTATTCAACCGGTCCTAAATTAGGACAAAATGTACATAATGCATATTACATTATGAGTGATGGGTTGTCAACAAGCGAAATACATCCTGATATTGAACGTAAGTGGTTAGATAGTTTAATCGGTTATGATACTAATTACAGACAAGTTCCTAATCCTGAATTAACTGTTAAACAAAAGTATGGAGTTCAAAACCGTCCACGTCAAAGTATGTTTATAAATCGCTTCGAAGCGTTAAAACAAGCAATTGAACGTATTAATATTGTATTAAAAGAAAATATAATTGTTGATGAATATAATATTAGTTTGTTAAACAGTAAAGAACTTGCTCCAAACGAAGTAACAAATGAATTTGATGTTACTGTTGATACTATTGAAGAACTAAGATTTGTTGGAACAAATAAAATATCACCTGCAAAATTAACTCCTATAATTAACAATGGCAAACTTGTTAGTGTAAAAATAACTGACCCTGGTAGAGGATATAAACGTCCGCCAAGCTATAAAATTTATGGTACTGGTGTTGAAGCAGAGTTTACAGTTTCTATTAATAATTTAGGACAAATATCTGAAATTACAATAAACAATTCAGGAAAAGGTTACGACAGTAAAACAACTATAGGTGTAAGGCCGTTTACAGTATTGGTTAATTCTGATAATGAAGTATTAGGCAAATGGGCACTTTATTCTTGGGATCAAATTAAAAAAGAATGGTATAGAAAAAGTATTCAAGATTATGATGTTTCGAGATATTGGTCTTACATTGATTGGTATGCTGACGGTTATAATGAATTTACAATACCTGACTTTATTATAGAAGAATCTAATCAGTTACAATCTGTTAACGATGTGATTACAGACATTGTAAAAATTAATAACGTCGGAACAGGTGGTTGGCTATTACTTAGAAAAATTGCAGATGAAGATACCGAAGACTATACAGTAAACTATGAAACTATAGGTCGAGAGAATGGTACTTTACAATTTAACGATTCTTTATATGATTATTCTAAAAATACAGTAGGATATGATAATAGAAGTTTTGATAGTTATTTCTATGATAATAATCCTATTAACGAATTAAGAATTATTTTTAAAGCAATTAAAGAAAATATTTTTATTAATAAATTAAAAGTAGAATATAATCAGCTGTTCTTAGCAAGTTTACGCTATGTATTTGCAGAACAGCCTTATGTTGATTGGGCATTTAAAACAAGTTTTGTAAAAGCAAAACATAATTTAGGATACCTAGAACAAGATGTAACCTTCAATACAGATACACTTGATAGTTATAAATCATATATTGAAGAAGTAAAACCTTATAAAACAGTTATTAGAGAATTTGTAAGTTCTTACGAATCTCTTGATAATACAAATAGTTCTATAACTGATTTTGATCTTGCTCCTGCATATGACGATATTACTAAAACAATTAATCCGTCAATTGCAAAAGTAAATGGATCTCAAATTGTTGATGTTGATGAGAATATAAAAATATATCCTCGTAAGCACTGGTTAGATAATAGTGGTTATAAAGTGACTAGTATAAATGTTACTGATGGCGGTAATGGATATACTTATAAACCTGTTGTTAAAATTGAAGGCGGTGGCGGCACTGGCGCTACAGCAGAAGCATATTTAGGATATGGCAAAGTTACTAGTATTAAAGTTACTAATGAGGGATCTGGATACATAACTGCTCCTACAATCATTATTGAAGGTGCAATACAAGATGGCGGCACCCCTGCAAAAGCATTTCCTGTTTTAGGAAAAGGCGTAGTTAGAAATCCAAGTGTTACTATTAAATTTGATAGAGTTTCAGGAAGTTATTTTATTGAAACATTAGCACAAATTGAAGAATTCACCGGAACCAATTTAAATACTAAATTTGATTTAGAATGGCCAATGGATTTACGTAACGACAGTGTAATTGTATATATTGATGATGTAGAACAATTAAGAAGTAGTTATAATTTTAAAAACGTAACTAACAAAGATGCAGGTTATACTAGATCTCAAGGACAGATTAATTTTACGTCACCACCTGCATACTTGGCTAACATAAGAGTTGAATATAAAAAGCCACTTTCAATGTTAACAGCATCTGATAGAATTAATCATGGGTACGATCCTTTAGACAATATGTTTGGCAAAGATTTAGCACAGCTTATGTCTGGGATTGACTATGGCGGAGTTGAAATAACAAGTTTTGATTTTGGTGGTCCAGCTGGCTGGGATACAGATGGATGGTATACAGATACTTGGGACAAATTTGATAATAGTTACGAAGATTATGTTTTCACATTTGATGGATCTACTACTGCTATTGAATTACCAGAACCGTTTGAACAAGATGTAATTTATAATGTTTATATTAAGCGTTCAGGAGAACTTGTTCCAATCAGAGTTGACGATCCTAATTACGGAACATCTAATACTATAAATAACCCAAATGCATTAATGCAAAGTATTACCGGTGACGGTGTTACAACTGTATTAGATTTGGGCGCAGATGACATAACATTATTAGATAATGATGTATTAATAGTACGTAAGAATACAAGTGATGGTAGTTTTATTCCAGATCCCGAAAGTTATGATACACAACTTACCGGCGGCACACTTGCGTATGCAAGTGCTAAAGGTGTAAATGCAGAAGAAATAATAGTTGACGGTGACGGCTTTGTAACACCAACAACTTCAGGCGGCCCGGAAGAGTTTGTTCCGGGACACGTTAGTGATACGGTAGATATTAAAGTTTACACTAGAGAGTCAGGCGGAACTGCTAGAATAGAATGTCAAAATTATTTCTTAGATGGTACAGGTCCAGCAGAATTAACTTACAAATTGGGTATTACTCCAGGAAGTAATCCTTCTGTAATAGTTAAACTTAATGACGTAATTTTATCTGAAAATACTTATACTATTAATTGGAAAAATAATACTGTAACAATTGAAAATCCTTTAACACCATCAGAGCTTAATATTGTAGCAATTGAAAGAACCGGCCAAGATATACTTGATTTTGGAAAAACTATAGCAGATGGTTCTACGGCATTCTATGAAACAAACTTAGAATATGTAGAAGATATGCAAGTTCATGTAACACTAGACGGTGTTAAAGTTCCTGTTTATATAGAACAAATTCCTAATTCTACAAGAGTAGGAATATTGTTTGAAATTACTCCTGAAGAAGGTAAGGTAATACATTATTCAGCCTTTAATAATAGTGATGAGATTAATTATAGTCAAGTAACAAAAGACAGTTTTGTTGGTAACGGAAATAATGTTGAATATACGTTATCAGCAGCACCATTTTATAGTGAACCTACAGCATATAATGTTTTAGTTAAAGTAGGTAATAGAATATTAAATGCAGGATATAGTATACAGTTTGATGTAACACAATCAACACTACAAGTATTTGAATTAGAAACATTCCAACAACCTGGAAATGCATTACAAGCAAGTGATTTAAGAGTGTTTTTAAATGGAAAAGAACTTTCAACCCCTGTTGATTGGAGGATTGATATTTTTACTAGCAGTATTGAAATTTCTGAAGGTATTGCTAATGCAGGTGATATATTAGAAGTGTTTGTAGTTACTGACGGTGAATATCAAATTAATGGTGATAGATTAGTACTTAATGTAGCTCCTGCGCAAAATGAATCTGTAGAAGTATTTAAATTCAGTAATCACAACATACAGTCTTTTGAAAGAATTAATTATGATGTAATTACTCGAGATATTTTGCTTGAAGAAGACATTCAGTATGTTACATATCAAAGATTAACTGTGGGCGAAATTAAATTACGTAAACCTGCACATGATACTCAATATGTTTGGGTATCAGTTAACGGAGAGTTACTATCGCCTAGTGGAGATTATAGGTTAAGTGATGATAAAACAACTGTAATTTTATCTAAGAAACCAAATCAAAATGACGTTATAGATATTGTACATTTTGCTGGAGAAGTAAACAGACCAAAATTTGCATTTAGACAATTTAAAGATATGCTTAATAGAACCCACTTTAAGCGACTTGATTCCCCTGAAGCAAAATTGGTAAAAGATTTAAATTATTATGATTTAAGAATTGAAGTAGATGATGCAAGCAGATTGCCAGAACCTAACAAGTATTCTAATATTCCGGGAGTTATTTTTATTAATGGCGAAAGAATTGAATATTTTGTTAAAGAAGAAAATATGTTGCGTCAACTACGTAGAGGTACATTAGGCACAGGTGTTAAAGATATAAATCCTGCAGGAACAGGAGTTTATGACCAAGGTATTAGTAAAACAATTCCTTATAAAGACATAACTCAAATACAGGAAGAAGTTACATACGGAACTAATACTGTTGATCTTAATTTTATAGCAAATTCTGTTAATGAATTTGAAGTGTTTGTTGGAGGAAGACGTCTTAATAAAAATGAAAAAGTAGTATTTGATCCAACTAAAGCACTTGATAGTAGTAAAGGTGATTTTGTATTACCTGCAGATTTTAGATTAGATAATAGTATTGATGAACAGGGTAATATTTTAAGTAGTACTATTGTCCTGCAAAGTATACCTCGTGAAGCTGAAAAAGTAGTTGTTGTAAGGAAAATTGGTAAATTATGGTCAGAACCTGGAACAACATTAGGTGAAACACAAAATGACATAGGATATTTCTTGAGAGCAGGAACAACTGCGCTACCAGAATAAATACAGTGTAGGAAAAACAATGAGCGAAATTATGCATGATAAAAACGGAGTAGTAGTTCAAGGACACATAAAAATAAGTGACCCTGAAACAAAAGAAATTTACGTAGATAAGCGTAATGCTATTCATTATGAGAATATGAGTATAGCATTAGCTGAAAGCCTGTCTAATGCTGGCGAAGGATTTATTTACGAAATGAGTTTTGGTAATGGAGGTACTAGTGTTGACGATAGTGGTATTATTACATACCTAACACCAAACTCAACAGGTACAAACGCTACACTATACAATCAAACTTTTACAAAAGTAATTGATGATCGTAGCGTTAACAATCTAGATCCTGCACGTAACTATACAGAAATTAGACACGTAAGCGGAACTAATTATACTGATGTTATAGTTAGTTGTTTGCTTGATTATGGTGAGCCGAGCGGCCAACTTGCATTTGACACAGCAACAAATACAGATGATGCATATGTATTTGATGAACTAGGGTTAAGAAGCTACAGTTCTTCAGGTGACGGCAGACTAATCACTCATGTTATTTTTCATCCTGTGCAGAAGAGTTTGAATAGACTTATTCAAATAGACTACACAGTGCGTATTCAGAGTTTAGCAGGGTAACGGGAGTAGACAATGGCATATGAAGTTCGTTACACTGATACAGTAAACAAAGGCACAATAATTGTTGAGGATTCTACACTTAATACTGAAACTAGCTTAACACTTCCTGGTAGATCAAGTACAGGTTATGGACAAGCAGTAGCAGAAAACTTCCTACACTTACTTGAAAATTTTGCAAACGCTACTGCGCCTGGTCGTCCAGTTGAAGGACAACTTTGGTATGATAATACAGAAGGCGTTGACCAATTAAAAGTGTATGACGGTACAACCTGGAGTGCAGCAGGCGGGCTCAAAAAAGCAACAGCAGAACCAGCAGTTGCTAACTCTGTTGCAGGAGACCTTTGGGTTAATACTGATACCCAGCAACTTTACCTATTTACTGGAAGCGCCTGGGTTTTAGTAGGGCCTAGTTTTTCAGATGGTTTATTAACTGGGGCACAATCAGAAGCTATTATAGGTTCGGATGATATAACTTATAATGTGTTAACAGTTAAAATTGAAGACAAACCTGCCGCAATTATTTCAAAACAAGCATTTGTTCCTAAAACAACAATTCCAGGATTTAGATCAGGAATCAAAGCAGGATATAATTTATCTGCAGAACCATTGGTTGGTCTTGAAATATTAAAATATTATGGAACTGCTGAAAAGGCAGAATCTCTTGTAATTGCTGGCGAAACAGTTTCCGCAGCAAACTTTTTAAGAGGCGACGGCGCCTCTACAACTAACTACCAATTAAAAGTAAAGTCTAATGACGGGATTGAAATTGGAACAGGCGGACAATTAAAAATACAAATAGAAGGCACTGCTGGTGTTATTGAAAATACAACTAGTGGTTCGAATATTGACTTTAAATTAAGAGACGGCACAACTACTAGTACTGTTTTAAGAATAGATAGTACTAAAAAAGTAGGAATTAATAATATTGCACCAGACGAAGAACTTGATGTTGTTGGTAATGTACAAATTTCTCCAACAGTTGGTGAAGAATTATCTGGTAGACTTTTCATAGAAAGTACAATTAATGCAACCGACACAGGAGAAGGTTCTGTTGTCATCAAAGGCGGCGCAAGTATTGCACAAAATTTATATGTAAGCGGCGATCTTGTTATGAAACAAGGCGAAGGAAGTGCAGGCGTAATAACAACTGGTAATATTGCACCTGATAATGCAAGCGTAAGAAATATCGGAACAGCAGCTAACAAATATGATCAAATTTATGCTAATACATTTTATGGAAATATCCAAGGTAATGTAAACGGAACTGTTTCAGGAAGAGCAGGTAGTGCTGATAGATTGTCAAGTGCAACTACATTTACTGTTAGTGGAGATGTAGCTACTAATAGTTTTGCGTTCGACGGCCAAACTGGCGGAAGTACTAAGACATTTGATGTAAGAATTACAAACAGTTTTATCTCAAACAAGAATGTTACATATGATGTTGAAAACGCAGACGAAATATTAATTAATAAAACTATAGGTACTACTGGACTATATAGAGTTTCGAAACGTAATTTCTTAAAAACTATTCCATTAACTCCGCCGGGTGTTATTGTCCCTTATGGAGGATTAACTGCACCAGAAGGTTGGTTGTTGTGTGATGGACGAGAAGTTAAAAAATCAGATTATAATGACCTTTGGAATGCTATTGGACATAATTTTAAAGATCCATCGTTAGTGTCTGATAATGGAGTAAGTTACTTTACACTGCCTGATTTAAGAGGAAGATTTGCGCTTGGTGCAGACAATATGGGAGGACCTAGTGCCAACCGTGTTACAGACCTAGGTGCAGATGCAGTAGGCAATAGTGGAGGTTCAGAAGAAAACACTATTGGTATTGAAAACTTACCTGAACACGAACACGATTTAGAAGGACCAAGCGGAACACAATATTACGGAATTAGAGTTGGATCTGGGGCTCCGTTAGATGTTGAAGCAATTAATTTACCAATTGAACCCGGCGCCGGCGGAACTCAAGGATTTTCAACTAGTGGAGGAGTACTAACATCACAAACTTTAGGACAACCAATAGACACAATGAATCCGTACTTGACGATCAATTATATAATATACACTGGACAATAAGATGAGCTATCAATTAAACAGAACAGACGGAACAATATTAACTAATTTAATAGATGGGCAGATAGATACTGATAGCACCAATTTAACTCTTGTAGGTAGAAATTATACAGGTTACGGTGAGGCATTTAACGAAAACTTTATAAGACTGCTTGAAAATTTTTCAAGCACTGCGGCACCAAGTAACCCACTTAGCGGACAACTTTGGTGGGACACTACAGAACAACGTTTAAAAGTATATGACGGAACAATTTGGAAAGCAAGCGGCGGCCCATATGTACAAGATAATAGACCGCAAATGGTTGCAGGTGACTTATGGATTGATAATTTAAATAATCAAGTTTATGCATATGATGGATCAGATACTATACTAATAGGGCCTGATTATACCGAGTCACAAGGAACAAGCGGATTTATAATCGAAAGCATACTTGATGCTACTAGTAGATCGAGAACTATAGCAAAATTGTTTGTTGGAGGAACTTTAACAGCAATTGTTAGTGATATCGAATTTACTCCTATTTACTCTGAAAGAATATTAGGGCTAGTTACAGAGAATAATCCAGAAGGAACAATTTATCCTGGTTTTAATATTATTGATTCGGCTAATTATAAATTTAGAGGAATTGCAAACTCAGCCAATGCGTTAGTTACAGCTAATGGTACCATTAGAACAGCTGACAGTTTTTTACCATCAGACAATAACGGCACAACAATAGGTACATTAACTATCCAAAACCAAGGTGGTTTAACAATTGGACTTTCTCAAAATAATGTACAGAAAGTTGTTCAAGATCGTTTTTATATAGAAAATCAACTAAGAGACCATGATTTAAGTTTACGTGTAAGATCTAGTCAATTTGAGAGTGTTATTGTCGATGCTGTTTACGTTGATGCTGGCACGGCAAGAGTTGGTATTTTTACAACTGATAGGTTACCAGAGTATACCTTAGATGTTGAAGGCGATTTACGTGTTACCGGAAATTTATTAATCGAAGGTGATTCTACGCTTATTGAAGTTAGTACACTTCGTGTAGAAGATAAACATATTGAATTAGCAGCATTAAATGATAGTAGTATAGGCGATGACACAGTCATTGATGGTGCAGGTATTATAATTGCGTCATCAGATTCAAATAAAACACTTACTTGGGTAAAAGATCAAGTTTATCCGGCATGGACATCTAATCAAAACTTTAATTTGGAATCAAATTCACTTTCGTATATGGTTAACGGAAGTCCTAAATTAACAACAGATAGTCTAACAAACATTCTTTATGCACCTGATTTAATAGAAATTGGTCAATTAAATTATTTAAATGTACAGAACATAAGTATTGGAGACACTGATAGCGGAATAGGTTCGAACGAAATAAGAAACACAGGTTCTAATTTAATATTATCATCTACGAATAGTTTAAAATTTGTTACAGGAATAACAACACCGTCAGAAGGCACAATTACAGTTAATGAAAATCAACTAATTTACGGTGCAAGGACACCTATCAGTGCAAGAGTTGCAGCCGCAAGTGGAGGATCATTAACAGAAGATGACGATAGCTCTGTTACAACCAAAGAATATGTAGATGACGAAGTATTAAATTCACCTATTACATTTAGTATGGATATTACTGGTTTAGGAACTGGTGCAGGATTACAAAATTCTATAGCAGGATATTTAAATGATTTATATCCTGCTATACCGGGAAATGAAGGGAAAATAGCAAGAATACACTGTACATCGTATGCAGGTGCAACAGTTAGTGGTATTGTAGTTAACATTAGAGATAATACAGATCCAGATAATGGAGAAGTATTAGTTCTTTCAAAAGTTGCAGTTGATGCAGGCGCACCATTGAATGAATCTGCTGTGCAAGACGTTGCAGCAGGAAATACAGCGTCAGGTGTTGTTAGCTTGACACCTGCTAGAACAATGATGGTGTTTGAAAGTAATGGAACTACATGGGATTATGTGTCGACGACCACTTATCCGTAAAATACGATAAATAACTTAAAGCACTATTATATTAGGGGTTTAACGAAGATGGCTTATCAAATTGACAGATACAATAATACAGTTTTAACAATAGTTGAGGACGGTACAGTTGACCAAACTACTGATCTTAAATTTATTGGTAAAAACTACGCTGGTTACGGCGAAATACAAAACGAAAATTTCTTATTCTTGTTGGAAAATTTTGCAGGAGCAAATCAACCACCAAGGGCACTTAGCGGACAGATTTGGTTTGATACTGCAAACAGCAAATTAAAATTTTATGATGGAACACAATGGAGAACAACAGGAGGTTCTGCTGTAAGTTCATCGCAGCCAACAGGACTTACGTCAGGAGACTTCTGGTGGGATTCTGCAAACGATCAACTGTATGTATATAATGGTAGTGATTTTGTATTGATTGGACCTCAAAACGCCGGCGAAGGCGTAACACAAATGGTAAGCCTAGAGGTTTTAGATTTACAAGGTACAACTAGATCAGTTATTGCAGCAACATTAGAAGATGAAGTTATTGCTACACTTAGTAGTGTTGAATTTACATTAAATGACGCAACCCCTATAACCGGCTTTACTACAATTAAAAAGGGTATTACACTTATTAATACTCCTACTACAGGCGTTACAACCACAGATCATTACTTTTGGGGTACATCATCTAACGCATTAAAATTAGGCGGTATTGATGCAAGTAATTTTGTTGTTTCATCACCAGGAGAAACAACAACGTTTGATCAATTAGTTGAGTTTTCAGATGATGGTTTATTAATTGGTGATTTTAAAATATACATGGATGGCACTTCGGCAGTATTAGAAAATCAAGCCAGCGTTAACAATGAAATTTTATTTAAAGTTACTAATAACTTAGGTACTCCTACTACAGTAAGTAAAATAAACATTACAGGACTTATTCCAGCTCTTGATAATACTTACGATATTGGTACTACTTCGCTGCGTTGGCAAGATGTACATGCTGTTAATTTTGTTGGTGAAGCAACAAAAGCAACAAGTTTGCGTGTAGGAAGTGATTTTAGAACAGCAGCAGTAAGTGCAACAAATAACACAGTTGCAGTTAGAGACGCAACAGGTAATGTTGCGGCAAATTTATTCCAAGGTACTGCAACAGCAGCACGTTATGCTGACTTAGCAGAAAAATATACTACAGAAGAAGAACATCCAGTAGGAACTGTGATGGCAGTTGGCGGCGAAGCAGAAGCTAGGCCAACTAAGGTTGGAGATATAGCAATTGGTGTTATATCAGAAAATCCTGCTTATATGATGAACAGCGACATTGAAGGTCAATATATTGGTCTCAAAGGGCGTGTTCCTGTTAGAGTAGTCGGACCAGTTAGTAAAGGACAACAAGTATATGTTGCCAGTGAAGAAGGTGCAGCATCAACTATAGCATCTAACAGTTTAGTAGGAATTGCACTCGAAACTAATAATGATGAAGGTGAAAAACTAGTAGAATGTGTGCTAAAAGTTTAAGGAATCATCATGGCAGAAATAAGTGCAGCAAGACTCAATAACTTACAAGCAAGAATTGAAGCAATTATGGGAAATGGCGCCGGTCAAAACGGATACGGCGAATCAGTTTCAAGTTATCAAGTTTCAAACACTAGCGGTCAGTTAGTCCTAGCAGCAGATATAAATGCTATATATGCAGATATGGTAAGGGCTAGGTTGCACCAAGTTGGTACAACACCTACAGAAATTCAAGAACTAATTAGAAACTTAAACATTATTGCCGATGAATCCAGCTTTTATGTTAACGATTCTGGTATTTCAGTTCAAGATCCTTCAGGCGCATTAAAAGGAATTGCTGACTTTGAAAATTTAATGACTTCGATAGAAACTGATAAGTTTTTAATGGATATTGGCCAAGCAAGTTTAGAGCCAGGTATAGGAAGTTCTAGACAATCCGGATGGAACGGATTAATTTATCATACATTTAGTGTAGTATTTGCAGACGCAGATCATCGTAGACATTTTTTCAACAGTGGCGGCGAAATTAGGATTTCAGCAGCAAATGCTAGTGCTTCAACTCCAAAGGGAAGAGATTGGTCGGCATTATTAAATGAAGTTGGTACAATAAGTTTTAATCATACAACTACAACAACTACCAATTCGGGTAGTGGTCAGGCAATAGGAAATTATGATTTAACAAGCTCTTACCAAACAATATATTCTAAAACAGGCGCTGGGACATACAGTGGTATATATGCTGGAAATTTGTTTACTATTAAAGCCAAAGAGTCAAGTGCAAGTACTATAGAGTTTAGATTAGAATTTAATGACGTAGTAGCAGATCCACAAATAGATAATAATGTTGATGGTAATTTATCAACAACTGTTCAGCATTATAGAGCGGATACAACAAATGTTACAGTAGCAGCACCAACGTATAGTACAATTACAGCACTATCTTCGTTTGCTACTCCGGTACCACCACCTGCTCCGGCACCACCACCTCCGCCACCACCTCCACCGTGCCAAGATCCTGCTCCTTTCTCAGATTCTTTGGCTATATATCAGCCTGGCATGGTTTTAGTATATAATGATAATAACGTATTTAATAATAGATCTTTAGTTACGTCAACCAAAACATCTGCTGCTTCTACAATTAATGGTTGGTATCTAAGCGATTTAGGTAGACCTGCAGAATACGAAGGACTAAATTATTGGTACAACTTATGGGTTAGTGCCGGAGAAGCAGCTACAAAAGCTCAATTTGATATTTCAAAACAACCTGAACTAGCAAGAGGCGGAGTTAAAGCTACTTACACATATTGTCAGTATTATGGATCATCGGCTCCACCACCGCCACCACCACCTGCATCAAATGTTTTATCATATGATGGAACTGTGTGTATTTCGGTGATTGACGAAAGTAGTCCATCGTCGGGTACAATTGAGTCAGATTGGAATAGTTTTAGTTCTCATTATCCAAACAGAAGATTTGTATTATTACAGCCAACTGGTTATTCATCTGATAGATTAAAAATACCAAGCAGTTACAACGGATCACTTCAAACAAGTATACGCAGAGACAACGGATCTACTGGAAGTAGAGAAGATTGGTTTGGACTAGCAAATTTAAGTTCTTTACAACAAGGCGCCGTTGTATCTTTATCTATTGATAATTCAGGCAGTATGACAACTAAACAAGTTCAAGCATCGTATGATTATTTTAAAACAAGAGTTGCAAATGCAGGACTACAATTAGTTGAACCAAGTATGAGTGGGGAAAGATGGGCTAAACCGCATGATAGATCAATGCCAGCGTTCCAAATTCCGCCACCACCTCCACCACCTCCACCTCCACCACCGCCACCGTCAACATTTACGTTTACAGTGACACCAACTGTTGGTATGAACTTTAATGTTCCTCAAACCTATGGAGATGTATGTTATTCGTATACTATACAATGTACAAGCGGAAGCGGTACAGTTACGGTACAAGAAACTAGTCGTCCAACAGCTTGGGCAGTACTAGTTGACGGGAAAGGCAGCAGTAATATCGACAGTGGATATGCTACTCAAAACTATTCACTGGTTACAGGTCAAACAGTTATGGTTAATCTTTGTATTAGACCTTTGACAGTTGGTAGTGGTTCAGGCTCGTTTACATTCCTTAAAGCTGAAGGCGACGGACAAGTATTTAGGCGTTCATGGACTGGCGTTAACAGATCTTCGTAATTTATACGCAGTTTTTTAAAACGATAAATATCGTATAGAGGATTGATAATGCCAAATAGTGTACTAGCGACTAGATTTAACAATTTACAAAATAGAATAAGGACAGTCCTTGGTACTTCGTTGTCTAGTAATCCACAGTTTGGTTATGGGCAATCGTACAGTTCAAGTACTGTAACTGGCGACTATGATGTAAACACTGTCAACACTGATTTAATTTCCCCTCAAGAATACGAAACTCTTTATAGAGATATTATTAGAGCAAGAGTACATCAAATAGGAGGTACATTTTCACAACTATCAACACCAGTTGGTAATTTTGATTTAAACGGAACAAATGCAGATAAAATTGAAGAAACTTATATTACATATTTAGAAAATGTAATGACTTCTATTGAACAAGATAAGTTTGAAATAGATTCTAGTCAGTACAGCGTTATACCTTTAACCGATATTAATAATAATTCTATAGATGTTGAAAGACCTGAAGCGCAAGGTTCCTGGAATGGTATTTTAAGTCATATATTTAAGGTAACTTTTAATACAGCACAACAACGTAGGCATTTTTTTAATGCAGGTGGTCAAATTAGACTCGATGCAGGACTAACTTGGGCATTTTCTCAAAGCAAAACTAATGACTGGAAAAATCTACTAAGTGGAATGGGTTCTGTTAGATTTAGTGCTAGTGGATGCGATAGTTCGTTAGGTGTTGGAAGTCCTACGTCTATAGGTAATTATCAACTTACATCTTCTTATCAATTAGTGTATAGACAATCAGGAGCACTGTACAGTGGTAGCTATTATGAAGTATATGCTCTTGAACTTTCTAGCAACGAAATTCAGTTTAGAATTTACTTTAAAGATACATCAACTGAAAACATAGACGAAGATGTATTTGGAACATTATTTAATAATATTAAAATAGCAGTTCCGAGCGGCTCAGTAAACATAGGCGGCACTCCAACAGACACAGTTGTAATAACAGATCTCCCGGTCGGGCAAAATGTTGCAGTCTTTAATGGAGTAGCACTGCCAAATCCACCAACTATTTCGGCATATTGGCAACCGTCTACAGTAAATACAGGAGTTGCTCAAACAGTTTACTGGACAACAACAAATTCTACATCTGTTAATTATTATATTACTAACCCAGACGGAACAATTGATTCGGGGACAGGATTATCTACTAGTGGAAATAGATCATATACTTGGTCTACAGCTGGAACATCGAGTGCTAGATTAACTGCTATTGGACCAGGCGGCTCTGCGATAACAACAGTTACAGGTACAGTTCAAGTACCAGTAGTTGTTCCTACATACAGTATTACACCTTCTGCAACCAGTCAAAACGAAGGTGCTACAATTACCTTTGTAGTTGACACTACAAAAGTAAACACAGGAACTACATTGTATTGGGCATTGGCTCCTATTAGTGGAAATATTATTGCTGCTGATTTTACTGATAATAAAAATCAAGGCAGTGTGCAGATTACGGGCTCTTATAATGCCGGTACTGCAAATATTCCAAGAACGTTAACAAACGATACGTTTACAGAAAGTACAACAGAGCAATACCAAATACATCTTTATACTGATTCTAGTTACACAAATAAAGTAGCTGAAAGTGCAACAGTTACTATAAATGACACATCTCAAAGTCCAGAAGTGTGGAACTTTACATCAAGTACCAATCATCCGAGCTTTAATAATGTAATTAACGAAGGTGTGTATACGCACACTATTAACATAACTACAAGTAATGTAGCACAAGGTACAACATTTTATTGGACAACAACTGGTACAGCATCCTCAGCAGATTTTACTGATAACAAAACTAGTGGAACAGGAACAATTAATTCATCAGGTACTGCTTCGATTGTGCGTAATGCAACAGCAGATTACATAACAGAAGGTTCAGAATCTTATACAATAAGCATATGGCGAAATGGTTATAATTCAGGATTACTTAAATCTGTTGATCCTATAGGCATTGCCGACACTACAGTTACTCCACCAGCATTGAATGCCCGATTTGATTCATCAAATATAACATCAAGTGTACAGCTTGGCGATAGTGTTACAGCATCTTGGACAACAACAAACGCTACTGATGTTGATGTAGTTATTAATTATCCAGATGGCTCTTTTGATAACAGCCTCACTAGTAGACCAGCTGACGGCAGTGTTACAATTTCTACATCGGGCAAAGGGCTTGGTACTTTATCGGTTGATTTAACAGCTAATCGTTCAGATCCAAACGGTAGTGATGCTAATACTTCATTATCTACTAGTGTTGTTGATGTTCCGCCGCCGCCTACAGGAAGCATATATTTTAGTCCATCTTCTATGTATCCTGCAGATGCTAATGCTAAAACATCATATCCTGATTCATCGACACTTTTTTGGAGTAGTTCTAATGCAACAAGTGTTTCGGTTACGCTGGATGGCTCCGCAATTAGTTCTAGTGCATCAGGTTCTTATGGCCCTATAACTTCTAATAGTAACGGAACTATAAATGCACTTTTATCATTATCAGGTGCCGGCGGCTCAACAAATATTCCTGCTACATTAACTGTTAATACAGCAGTGCCTAATCCGTCAATTACAACCCTATCGGTAACACCGTCGAATCCTACAATAGTTTATACAGGCGATAATGTAACAGTGGCGTGGAACACATCTAATGCTGATACTGCTACAATGAACGGCCCGGGATTTAGCACAGATGAATCGGTTGCAACTTCAGGGAGTAGAAGCGTAACGTCTAACAGTTCTGGATCTGCATCATGGGCATTAATTGCTGAAAACATAAGAAACGCTGATTCAAGAGGAGTTAGTAAAACCTTTACTCAACCAATTACACAAGCAACTTGGACACTATCAGTTAGCCCAACAACAGTTAATTTTAATGGTTCTGTTTCGGATCAGTTCACTTTCACAGTTACTGGTCCTCCAGGAGGAACAGCAAATTGGTCATGGTCTTATGATAGAGGACCTTATTCCGGATCTGGTTCTCTAACATTAGACTCTAATGGAAGTTTTAGCTCAACAGGTGTACATACTGACTATGGTAATTTTACAAATACACTTTCAAATCTTAGTCCTGACGCATATTCTCAAGGTTCTTTGACAACAGGACTAACAGTAAATCCACCAGTAAATTGGAGTATAGTTACTGATAAAACATCTTATGCAGTAAGTGGAATAGTACAATTTACTATTAATGGACCGCCACTTACTGCATTTAGTACATCTGCTGTAGGGTCCAGCACCACAAATGCAAGTGGTATAGGTTTTCAATCCGCGTCGTATAACACTAGAGGTAATAAAACTGTTACGCTATCTTCGGGAGGAACAGTCAGAGATTCTGTAGGATTTACGGTATACCAACCAGCTGCACTTACTGTTAGTATGCCGAGCACCGCAAGTATAGGCGGCTCTATTACAGGTACTTGGAGTATTTCAGGTGAAGGCGACGAAACAGGACTAGTTACACTTAAAAATCCAAACGGTCAAACAATTGGTTCAGACCGTATAACTACTTCGACAAGAAACGGAAGTATTCAAGTTGGCAATGTACAACCTGGAACTTATACAATGGAAGGGAGTGCATCGGGCGCCTATAGTAGTGATTCTGATTCAGATTCAACATCGGTTGGATATCAAATGTCTATGTCCATATCACCGTCTCTCTTTGAGGTCGGCGACACGTATACTGTTCAAATTACCGGCGGCGCTCCTTATGATACTATAACTTATAATACTAGTGGAACACTAATACCAAGCGGGGGTGCTTGGACAGCCGGCAGCGGAACAATTCAACTAGATGCAAACGGTAATTGGTCACTTTCAGGCGCACACACCGGCCAAGTTGACTTTACTTATTCTGCAAGTAGTTCAAATTCTGGATCTACAAGTGCAAGTGCTGTTTGTGCTAATAGACCAACTGCTTCAATTAATTGGTCTGGTACAGCAACAAATATCGGTGGCACAGCAACAGCAAGTTGGAGTTCAAGTAATGCTACTAGTGTATATGTTTCATTAACTGGTCCAAACGGAGTTCTTTATACTTCAACAAGTTCTTCTGGTAGTAGAGCTGTTACCTGCAACAATTATGGAATATATACTGCTACTTGTACTGCTAGTAATTCTTATTATCCTGCAAGTCCTGATGTAGCTTCAGATACATTTGATCTTGCGTATGTTGCACCTGCGCCTAGCGGATTAATTAACTTTGATGCAAATTCTTATACAGAAGGTGATTCAGCAGTTGCAACTTGGTCAACATCAAATACAACTACTACAGTGACAGCATATATGTATCGTGATGTTAATACGTTAGTTGCTTCTGGCAATGGTACATCAGGTCAATTAGTATTTGATACAGCAGGTTACCCAGGCGAAACTCTTACAGCAGTACTAGCACACGGCACTTCCACATTAGATACAGATAGTGCAACAATTACGGCAGCGCCAGCTGATCCATTTATTACGTTTACACCTTCAACTGGTACTAAAAACTCTACTACTTTTACAGTAAGTTGGGGTCAAAACGGTCCTACACCGGCTAGTACTTCGGTAACTTATGTAGGTCCGAACAGCGGCTCTGGAACTATTTCGTCGGCAAATTCGGGAAGCGTATCTCAAACACTAGGTCAATCAGGTACCTGGACAGCAACAATAACTTCAGATGGTATATCAAAATCTGCTTCTGCTACAGTTAATGAACCATCTAATATTAATGCAACTAGTTTAACTAGATCTCCAATTGCTGCCAATGCAAGTGCTATAGGCGAAAATATTTACTTTGAGTTTGCCACACAACCATCAAATGCCAACGGTAGTTGGTCTTTCTCGCAAGGTTCTGGAGTAGGCTTTGTTTCTATAACAATTAGTTCTGGATCTGCTACTGATAATGTGGTTGAAGTTCAAGCTACTGTTCAAGTTGTAGGATTTCCTAATCAATATAGATACGTTGTTGGCACTTGGACAAACGCTGATGGATCAACACTAAGTACTATTGCTATTATAAACTGGCAGGGCAGCGGCATACCATTATCCGAAGACGATTCCGAAGACGATTCCGAAACCTAAATAGTATTTGACAAAAGTGTATATTGATGTTAGTATAATAATATGGCTGATATCAATATAAACTATGACTTCTTATCAAAACAAGAACTAGAAACGCTTAATAATTATCTTCAAACTGATGCTCTGTGGGAAACAACACAAGATCATTGGTCTGGGCGTTTTATTAACTTCCAAACTATTAATGATAGTGACATTTCTACATTAGTTCAAGATATATCAAACCGAGTTAAAGACGTAGTAGAAAACTACGAAAACACTTCTGTAGATATTGAAACACTGCAATTAGTACGCTGGAGACCAGGCGATAAACTTGATCCGCCTCATGCAGATGCAGAACACCTTGATGGGTCTCCGCATCCTTATTCAAATAGACATTACAGTGCATTGATTTATTTAAATAATGATTTTA